TCATATGTACAAGAAGCAATTCAACGATCAGGAATCAATAGAACAGAACTAGTAGCAGTTTGTGCTTACTTGATTAGAACAAAACAAGCAAGCGGACAAATTGATGCAATTGAACAACTTGCCGCAGGCAAGTATGACGGAATCGACTTAAACGAAACACTTATTAAATCTTTTCAAGTTGAACTCGAAGAAGAAGAAATTGTTGAAGTTAGCCCGGAAGACGAGCTCAGAACACTGATGGCAAACAGTACTGAAGACTAAGTACTGTATGACAAAGAAATGTGCAGAATGTAAATTTGAATTGGATCACAACGATTTTTGTCCAATTTGTAGAGTAAAAAGATAACGCCCCTTTAGCTCATTTGGTAGAGCAGCTGATTTGTAATCAGCAGGTGGTTGGTTCGAATCCGACAAGGGGCTCCACTTTTATGCGAGTTTGGTGGAATTGGTAGACACGCTAGATTTAGGTTCTAGTGCCGCAAGGCGTGGAGGTTCAAGTCCTCTAACTCGTACCATATCACGCAAGCTGTATAGCAGTTTGCACCGCACTGATAAAGCGGGATAAAGAGTTTTGTTCCTCTTGTAAAACAATTGAGCAAATGGTGCCCAGGATGTCCGCAACGACATAAAACTATTAAGGGGCTCTGGTATGAAGGCCAATAGAGAAGTTCAACTCTTTTCGGCTCCACCAGTTATTGGCAATGGGTTGTAGCATAACGGCAATGCACCGCTTTTTGGTAGCGTAGATTGTAGGTTCGAATCCTACCAACCCAGCCAAAATAAAAGGTTGACATTCTAGTTTAACTGTGCTAATGTAGTATATAGAAACAAATAGAAAGGGCCCAAAGATGAGAGAATGGGTATATAATTGTTGGAACGTAGTAATGGATCACGAAAAGAATCCATTGAGTTCAATTCCAGACTTTAGCACACGACATATGATTATGCAGGTACTAGCATGGATGTGGTGTATTGTATTTGCTATCATCGTAGGTAGTATGTGGGCAGGTGTTGTGAGTATGCTCCTACACGTATTACTATTGGCTGCAATCGCAGTAACAGTAGCAACATTTGAAACAGCAAAACGCAATCCAAAAATGTTTGTACGTGATAATGTAATTAACTCTCGCGGTGTTGGGGGAGAGCACGAATAATGTTTTATGTAATGAATTTAAAGTCTGGTGGCATCATAGATGTCTATGACAGTTTAGGTGAAGCAAGTGAACTTGTTGATAAACATCCAGAATGGACGATCATGATAAAATACAATGATCGATCAAGACTTAGAAACAAATATGGAAATTGAACATGAGTAACCCAAACGAAGCAGGTGACAACAAAGGTGCTATACTAGCATTTTTAATTATTGCATTTATAATGATCGGAACGCCCGTTATTATAGGAACTACAATGGGCTGGTTCAACTTATTTGGTATACTAGGATTGTAGGCTAAATACTTTTACAATGTTCGATGCGGTGAAAGAAATCATATGGCATTTAACCTGCACTCAATGTAAGGGCTGGTTTACATTCGCTACTATGGAAGACAAGTATTGCATTGAACGAACAACATTTCATTGTCCACACTGCGGGAAAAAAGGCAGAGCAGACAAAAAAGATGTTGACAAACTAAAATAAAGAGTGTAGTATATACACATAATAAGGAATAAGGATTTTTAACATGCTCAAGAATAGTACAACAAATATTACTTGTTGGCCACCGAATAACCGGGGTACGTCTTGAATGTGACTTTTTAAAAAGTTATTTTAAGTAAGCCCCTAGCAGTTAATTCGGTTAGGGGCTTTTTTTATGAATACACTCTGCTATGTGCATAGCACTAAGCAACAGATCTGATAAACTGGGAGTGTATTCATAAAAAATTTATGGGTGTGAAGTGTTATGGTAGCACGGCGGTCTCCAAAACCGCAAGCTGGGGTTCGACTCCCTACACGCCTGCCACGGGGATTAGCACAGTCTGGTAGTGCGCTCGCTTTGGGAGCGAGAGGTCGCAGGTTCGAATCCTGCATCCCCGACCAATATGTGAGCGTGGCGGAATGGTTACGCAACGGATTGCAAATCCGTGTCGAAAGACTATGCAGGTTCAAGTCCTGTCGCTCACTCCAAAAAAGGTTGACAACTATCTTATAGGTGTTACACTAGTTTTGTATTTGGCCCGTTCGTCTAGTGGTTAGGACACATGGTTTTCATCCATGCAACAGGAGTTCGATTCTCCTACGGGCTACCAAACACATGCGCCTGTAGCTCAGCTGGATAGAGTACCGGTCTACGAAACCGAGGGTCAGGAGTTCGAATCTCTTCAGGCGCACCAACTTTTGGAAAATTACTGGTTGACAACCGATTAAATATGTCGTATAATAGTTACATTAATTAGGCAAATACGCAGAGGCACAGCATGGCAGAAATATTTACTATAAGTGATACTCACTTTAATCACGCAAATATCTTGGAGTTTAAAGACTACCTTGGTAAGCCATGTCGTGAGTTTGATTCCGTAGAGCAAATGAACGAATGTATGATGGACAACTGGATAAGTGTTGTTGGTCCAAAAGATACTGTTATCCACTGTGGTGATGTTCTTTTTGGATTAGACAAGGCTGATTGGATGGCTGCAAACTTTGATAAACTTCCGGGCAAGAAAAGACTTGTTGTTGGTAACCACGACAACTTAAAAATACTTGCTCCGTTCTTTAAAGATATGCAGTTATGGATTGATATTCCTGGTTTTATTTTTACTCACACGCCTTTGCACGAAAGTACACTTGCTGAAAAGCACAGGTTTACTGAGCCAAAAATAAACGTCCACGGACACATACACACTAATCCTTCACCCGAAGGACCATATAAGTGTGTTAGTGTTGAGCAGACTAACTTTACACCAGTTAACATTGAGGAATTAGTATGAGAACACAACCACAAGATATTATTGCACAGTTAGAAGCAGACAATAGTAAGCTCGCTAAACAAGCAATTTTGAAAACAGCATACGACGAAGGACTTCCAGAGTTTTTTGAAGGTTGTCGTATGGCGTTAGATAAACTATATACTTTTGGTGTGAAACAAGTACCAGAACGTTCTGATGTGTTAACTGGTCAAGGTCTTGCTTGGTCCGCATTTGTAGAACTTGCTAATAAGCTACATAATCGTGAATTAACTGGACATGCGGCACGTGATGCTATTCAACTAGCAATGGGTGTTGCTACTACAGAACAGTGGAATGGGTTTTATAGACGTATTTTAATTAAAGATTTACGTTGTGGTGTAAGTGAAAAAACTGTAAACAAAGTAGCACCGGGAACAGTTCCGGTGTTTACTTGTAGTCTTGCACATGATAGTGCTAATCATGAAAAGAAAATGATAGGCGAAAAACAAATAGAAATTAAGTTAGACGGCGTAAGAGTTATTACTATTATCCAAGGCGACAAAGTAGAAATGTTTAGTCGTAACGGAAAACAATTTCACAACTTTGATCACATCATTGATGAAATCAAACAAGTACTAAAAGATCATCCGGCACCTTATCCATTAGTATTAGATGGAGAGGTAATGAGTGCTAACTTTCAAGACCTTATGAAACAAGTACATCGTAAAGATGGTCCTCAAAATACTGATGCAGTACTACATTTATTTGACTCTATTCCGTTGGGTTGTTTTAAGAATGGTAGCTGGGATAAACCGCAAAGCGTTCGAAGTACAATTACCAAATATTGGGTTAATGAACATAAGGACACGTTAAAGCACGTACAAGCACTAGACTGGGAAGATGTAGACTTAGACACATCTGAAGGTCAAGAACGCTTTAAACAAATTAATAAAGCGGCTGTTGACGGCGGCTACGAAGGAGTCATGATAAAAGACAAAGATGCTCCTTATGAATGTAAGCGTACACACGCTTGGCTTAAAGCAAAACCATTTATTGAAGTAACATTAGAGGTAGTAGATGTCGAAGAAGGCACAGGAAGAAATGAAGGACGACTTGGTGCAATTGTTTGTGAAGGCATTGATGACGGAAAGAAAATTAATGTTAATGTCGGTAGTGGCTTTAGTGATGCTAATCGCGATCAGTTTTGGAGCAGTCGCGCTGATGTCACAGGTCAACTTGTAGAAGTTAGAGCTGACGCTGTAACACAAAACCAAGACGGAACATATAGTTTACGTTTTCCAAGATTTAAAACGTTTAGAGGCTTTACGCCTGGAGAGAAGATATAATGAGAAAAATTATGTATTTCCTTAAATGGAACTTTACCGATATTGCGCCGTACAACAAACGTATGGTTGCGTATTTTACATTAGGCCTAGCAGTTGCGCTTGGTCTTGAAAATAGTGATTGGTTTTTTATTACACCAATATTGATTTTTGCAGACCTAACACAAGATATTGTTCGTTCACGTTATCAAGACTTTAAGAAAGAACAACAAGAGATGATTGATTCTATTAAAAAATGATTAACGAATATGTTCTTTATGAATTCAACATGCCGGATGTTGAAGACCCTGATCTACATGTGTCTGCTCCTATTTACGAATGGCAACAGACACCAGAAGGCAAGTGGGCAATGGAATACGCAGAAGATCCTAAATATCATATTCGGCCAGATGATCATTCCTACGGATATAAAGTAACGTTAACAGGCAAGCTAAAAGATAAGTACGCAACATTGTATGCGCTCAAACAGTCTTGACTTTTCTGTTAAATGGCTATATAATATAGGAACAACACAAAAAGAGGGATTCACATGGCTGATAACTTTAAATTATTATCGGATGCTGAACACATTCGTAAACGATTTTCAATGTACGGCGGCAGTCAAGTCGTACAACAAGAGCAAGCATTTGTAAATGCAGAGTTTACAAAGGTAAACATCGTTGGCGGATTACTAAAAGTAATTAACGAAATTATTGATAATAGTGTAGACGAACACGTTCGCACAAATAAAGAGTATGCTACACGTATTGATATTGATGTAGAACACGATGGAACAATTGTTGTGAGCGACAACGGTCGTGGTATTCCTAGTGTAGAAATTGACACGCCAGATGGTAAAGAATATCAGATGGTGAGTGCGTTTACAAGAGCTAGAGCAGGTTCTAACTTTGATGATACT